CTTGCAGGGTAGATGCCATCCGGCAAAACTGGTCGCGTGTCTACCAACCTACTCGCATGTAAGAACGAGGACGACCTTGGAGATTGGGGACACCGACCAAGGAGGAGACCCAGAGAACAACAAGGTCATATCCACCTTGTCGAGACCCAGAGCCAGGGTATACATCTAGAGGTTCCGATTCCCCGGTGAAGACTGGGCCAACCCCATTACCTCCATTACAGGTAGGGAAAAGGTCAAAACTTGTTAGCTTTACAATGTCATCACGTTTTGAGTATCTTTTGGGGGTTCACGTTTCCTCTTAATTCGGAGTTCCCCTCTTCTAACACCCTCGCTACGGATCACCTATCTTTACACTGCATCGGGGCTTGTTAAGTTCCGTGACATACCAAATCTGCCACCAGCCCAGGGGGTAATCGATCATCGCAAGACGACAACGGGGAATCTATCCATTCTACTCGCTATGTTAGTCAGCTACATTAAACTCGCCAATGATTAGAAGGGGCCCAGAAATAGCCAGTAGTATATCGTCTTCCATGGTCTATGTAATGACCAGATCCGGTCCTTATCAGTAGAGCTAATCAAGGAGTTGAAAGAATTCAGAACCTACTTCATAGAAATTCTAAGGGGGGCACCACTACTAGCGGGATTTAGGGGGTCATTCTCTTTCTCATCCAAGACGTCATACACTGTGACACACTAGCACTTTTCCAAGATGCTACAACTTAAGTACAAACTGTACGGGACAGCGAGGATAGCTAAGGACTCGGCCACATTCGATCATATCGTACTAGCTGTATTGGACTCGTCACGGGTCATTTCCTTGCCTGCTGCCCACAATTACGACAATATCAGGGGAACCAGCATCCACAGCCAATATGGAGGCAATCAAGAAGGAGGTCTCCGGAACTATCAAACTATTCCCCCCCACTCCTACTGGGGTAATTGAGTCTGTCGGAGATGAAGTACGCCGGTAGGGGCAGGTGGTAACCAAGAAGACCGGCCCAAACGGTTCAGCAATACGGACCCTGGGTGGCAATATTCATACTATATACGAGGATGACAAAATAATGTCTCATTCCTCTGAATTCTGCCGTGACATGAATATGATACCTCTCTTCTTTAACTTGTTACAAATGGCCATGGCCCAGAGGAGTAGAGCAATGGATAACTTGGACGCAACGCTGGTCACGTCAAGGTTACACACAATACAGGAACTGGGTGGTAAGGTCAGAATAGTCGATATCCTGAACTACTACACTCAACGTCCGCCAGACCCGTTACACAAAACCCTAGGTCGCCACTCATCATCTCTAGACCCTAATACTGTACACAACCAGGACAAGGCTTCGGACCAAGTATAACTCTGGGCATCACGGGGTTTACCAATCTACTCTTATGACTTGAGCGCTATTACAGACCGTATACCACTTTCATTCTAGACCTGGATCCTGGGGATCTTTATCGGTTCACAACCTAAGGTGGAAAACTGGACAAATTTTCTGACTAGTAGACCATTCGCCCCACAGATGGGGTTTCTAGATGGTACAAAGTAGGACAATTTATGGGGGCCAAACCCCCATTCGTGGTTTTCGACTTATCACATCATACTATCGCATAGGTGCCCACCAAGTGGGCAGGGCTTAGAGTTCTCTTCTAGGATTACGTTATAATCGGGGATGACATCACAATTACTCGTCCAAAGATTGCTGCTCACTACAGGGGTACACTTGAATCATTGGGTATCACCCAAAACCTCTCCAAGTCAGTTGTCTAATCAGTGGGGATGGTGACAGCTGGTGAAATGGCTAAGCGGTAATTCATAGACGGTGTCGAACTGTCCATGTTCCTGGTCAAATTATCAGTCCACCTTCCTCGTTCCAGAAACTGGGGGTTATCATTCAGGATTTCATCACAAGATGAACCGGTATTAAGTCAGACAGACCCCTACCCGCATTCTTAGGTAGTGGAATGGATCCAAACTCACTGGAAACTCTTATCAGGACCAACTATGTCCTTGCAGGTATCATGGGATTACATAGTGTCACGGGTCCGCTCTATATACCTTTTAAGATCTCAAAATGGTCTGACAAATTACACAGACTGAGAAAGATATCATTAATACCTACACTTTTACAGTTATTGCCGAGCAACTTAAGAGGTTAGAGGCGTTAACACGCCAGGCGGGGATTATTAACATACGACCACGCTCGGTAGGTCAAGCCGACATCAAGGTCCTAGAATCGACGGTTATAACAAAACCACAGAAGGTGAC